CAATGGACTAGCTTAAGCTCAGGAACTACTGACCTCAGAGCTACTATCCCGGGCACTACCGGTACCTATACATTCACTCCAACATCAGGAGGAACTACTAACTTCTATTTATTATCACCTGGCTACTATAATCAAGCTGGACTGACTTACTAAGATGAAATGGTTGCTATGGATACTCCCTACAGGATTGTTTGCACAACCAATCACTCTGACTCCAATCGGAACTCAGGACGTCAGCGGGATACCTATTACAGTACAGCATTATAATACGGGAGGATTAACAGGTACTGTACAGTCGCATACATCCTATATTCCGGCCGATAGAGGAGCCGGAGGAACTACTCTCTTCAGCACACCAAACTCCGATGAAGGTTCAGCTGCAGTAACATTCCCATCCGGGTTTACTCCCACAATAGGTTCAACAGTCTATACACAGGGTCATGTCAATGCTAACTCCTGGTTTGGATTTGGAACAACCAGCAGCTCAGGCTATCAAGGTAATGCAACCAATCCAAACGTTCCTACAATCCACATTACCTCAGTTAATAACGGATCTACAGACAACAATATGTCTAAAGTTTCAACTGAGACTTACACCGATGCTACTTGGGGGGATGTGTTTAGAGTCAGGTACGAAGGTAACTCTCAGTACAGCAGCAGTGGTGTGAATGTGATCTGGGATCTCTACTTTCTAAAAAATCAGCCTACAGAATTTTATGTAGTTATGAGAGCATTTACGGCTGATGGATCCAATCAAGAGCAGATGGGTATTTCAAGCGGTACAGCCTGGCTGGGTGTAAATTATATCTCAACTACAAGCTATGCAGCCGGTACTGCTTTTAAATTTACTACTGCACAGACTCAAGGAAGCTGGGCTACTGTCTCAACTCAGAATACAAACGCTGCCGGACAGGTTACAGTGCCTAATCCTTCCAATAAGCAGTACAGGGTAACAGTAAATGTATCGCAGAAGTTTCACAGCATCACAGACTTCTCTCTAATCTATATGATGTATATGAAAGGTAATCTAGGACCTTTACAGGATTGGGACTTCTATACCTGTGATTGTGATAACTCAACTATCTTTGATTGGAGTGATATAAACTTCTGCTATACACTCTTAACAACAAATTCATTACATAATAAGTATATCTTCACTCAGGCAGAAAAAACTACCATTGAGACCAATCCAAATACTAATTATTATAGTACATACCCTCCTACCCAGGTACGTACTGTTGATAATCAAAATCAATTCTACATAATGGGTACGGGAATACATAACGCAACTCAACCCTCTAACACAGGTAAACTCCAATGATCAATCCAATCCTTGCTATGTGCTTCTACGTAGCTACCGTAACTTCGAATGCTAACCTAGCCGGCATCGACAATCAAAAATTTACTTTCGGTCTTAGACAGATCACAGAAGACGTACTCAACGAAAGAGGAAACCCTTTATGTCCTTCCACAGATGAGAATGCTAGCCCAGTTTACGTTACAGTAACTGAAATTAAAGCACCAACCCAGGGAGTTAGAATCGGACCTTTTGAATTTAAGCAAAAGAAGACAATTGTTGAAGTAGATGTAGCAATTGGTTCAGCAGTATACCACGGAGTAGGAAGAGCTAACACAAACGTTGCTGCTACACTGATGCAGCTGCAAGATGATAATTTACCTTTCGAAAGAACAGAATTTTCAGTAGCAGTAAAAAAAGCTATCGTAGATGCGCTAGACTGAGCATATTTATATCAAAGGGTTGCCAGCAATTGTTCTGCTAATTAGTTCTCTAAGTTAAACTCATTAAAATAACAATTTATGGCATTTTGGGATATTTTTAAAGATAAGAATGACATCAACGAAAAATCAGTAGTTGGATTCTTATCATTCGCTGTGATGGCGGTGTTTGCTGGAGCTGATATCGTAACCGGTATCATGGGACAGCAGCTAGAAGTTAGCGATACTATCTTCAACTCTTTTGTGATTATTACATTAGGTGCTTTCGGCATCGCTGAAGCAGGTAAGATTTTTGGTGGTAAAAAAGAAGATAACGAATAAAAATTAAATTATGAGTTTAAAAAGTCTACAAGAGAAGATCGGAGTAACTGCAGACGGTTCTTTCGGTCCAGGTACAATGAAAAAGGCAATGGAGTTCTACAAGTTAACTCCGGTAAGAGCAGCACACTTCTTCGCTCAAACAGCTCACGAGACAGGAGGCTTCAAAGCTTTCTCTGAGAATCTAAACTACTCAGCTCAAGGCCTGCAAGGTATCTTCGGAAAGTACTTCCCCGGCAACCTAGAAGAGTCTTACGCTCGTCAGCCAGAAAAGATCGCTAACAGAGTTTACGCTGACAGAATGGGCAACGGAAACGAAGCTTCAGGCGATGGTTGGAAGTTTAGAGGTAGAGGAGCTCTCCAATTAACAGGTAAAGCCAACTACGAAGCATTTGCTAAGTACTTAGGCAATGACGAGGTTTTAACCAATCCAGATACGGTTGCTACAAAATATGCTTTTGAATCAGCTATGTTCTTCTTTGAAAGAAATAAGTTGTGGGCTATCTGTGACAAGGGTATCAACGACGCTGCAATCTTAGAACTTACCAAGCGTATCAACGGCGGTACTCACGGTCTAGAAGACAGAAATGCCAAGACCAAAAAGTACTACGAATACGTGAAGTAATGAAATCAACTGCCGGATTTTTGTCTATAGCTACCGCCTGCTCGTTTGCTTGCTCTTATTTTCTAGAGCTGACAATGGGTAACTTTGAGCAGTACCTTGCTCTAATTGCTGTAGTATTTGTGGATGGATTTTTCGGCATCATAGCTGGAATCAAAAGAGAAGGATTTAAGACCTTTAAAGCAGTAAGAGTACTACAAAGAACGATAGTATGGATAATGTTCCTAACTGTTATCCTGATGGTCGAAAGAGGCTTTGCAGGAACCAGTTGGTTATCTGAAACCATCATCGTACCTTTCATTCTACTTCAGCTTATAAGTGCTCTTAAGAACGCCTCGATGTCTGGCTTCATTCACATAGGAGACCTCAACAAAATATTAGATCGAATAGATCCTCATAAAGGAGAAAGAAAATAATGGAACAGCAGAGCACAGGCTTCAAGGAGCTTTTAAATAGAATGATGACAAGACGCTGGCTAATCACAGCCACCGTTCTTGTAACCTTCATGCTACTTGCCTTCGGGATTGTAATCTCTATTCATATGAACACCCCAGTAGCAGGCGAGTGGAAGGAGTTGCTTCTTCTAATGCTCGGTGCCTTTATTGGATCATATGGTAAGATTATTGACTACTGGTTCTCGGACACTGACAAGGATAAGATGCTTGTTCAGAAGATGGACGAAGAGGATGGAGTATCTCTCTCAAGCACTTTGGGAGGAGAGCCAGCCCCGGCAGAAGAGTAAAAATAAATTTAAATTAATTCGAAAGAGCTCTTGCTTTGCAAGGGCTTTTTTCGTATATTAAGGTTATGAGTGAAGAAAAAGTTACATACGGAAAAAGCGCTGTCGAGATCCTCAAGGAGGAATACCCGACCATCTACAACGGTTATGCCCAAATCCAGCAAGAGCAATTTGAGCTCTTTGCTAAGAAGCATTTAGATTACGGAATGCATAACATCACTGCAGGTACTCAACTTGCTAACGAAGATGAGATTGGCTTTGCATTAACCGGACTCTGGTATCGAATCTCAGATAAGGTTAACCGTTGGAAGAACTTGTTGATTAACCGACGCAGCGTTCAGAATGAATCTCTAATGGACACCTACCAGGACCTGGCTAACTACGGCATCATTGCTCAGTTAGTAGCCCGAGGTATGTGGAAGAAGTAAGATGGCAAAAAAGAAGCTTCCTAAGGAGGTAAGTCTGGTTCGAGAATACAAAGTAGAAAAGTACGACACAAAGGAGAATAAAAACATCTCCTACAGTCAGTACTCAATCTACAGTACCTGTCCTCATCAATGGTACCTTTCGTATCCGAAAAAGCTAGCACCTTATACTCCTAGCATTCATACAGTCTTTGGAACTGCTCTACACGAGACAGTCCAGAACTGGTTGGATGTAGCTTACAACGAATCAGTAAAAGCTTCTGAAGAAATCAACCTATCGGAGTACCTCATTGATAGGATGAAGAAGACTTACAAGAAAGAAAGATTCAATAACGCTAATAAAGACTTTACAACTCCTCAGGAGCTGCAAGAGTTTCATAACGACGGCGTAGCTATCCTAGAGTATCTAAAGAAGAAACGTTCAGTATACTTCAGCACTAAGAGTACCTACCTGGTAGGAGTAGAGGTACCGCTTGTATTGCCGCTCAAGCCTGGATTGTACTTCAAAGCTTACCTTGACCTGGTCTTCTATAACGAAGCTTTGGGAAAGTATTTGATCCTTGATATCAAAACTTCTACTAAGGGTTGGAGCGATTACGAAAAGAAAAGCGATACTAAAATCTCTCAGGTACTATTCTACAAAGAGTTCTTTGCAAAGCAATTCAATACCGATGTAGAGAGTATAGACGTTGAGTTCTTTATTGTAAGGAGGAAGATCTACGAAGGAGGAGAATTTGTACCTAAAAGAGTACAGCAGTTTAGGCCTGCTTCAGGAAAGATCAAGAGAGGTCAGGCTATGGCCAATCTAAGTAAGTTTGTAGAAGAAGCTTTCACCGATACCGGGGAGTATGTTGAGAAAGAATATCTCAAGAATGCTTCTAAGAACAATTGTAGATTCTGTCCGTTTAACAAAAGCCCTTTATGTAACGCAGCCATTTTGTAACTCCAAGCTATTTATATATGTATATAAAAATATAAAGGCTATGGACAACAAAAAGCTGACAAGCGTTAGAGTAGAGCAGCAGTTATTCGACGAGTTTAAAGTTCAATGCGTACGCTATAAATTTTCTTTTCAAAAGTTGGCAGATAGGGCAATCTTTCTCTATCTTACAGATGAGACGTTTAGAGACAAAGTACATAATCAGAGCGATATAAACTTAAAATAAAAATAATGAAAGAAGGTTATTTGCCGAAGGATCAACGAAAAAAGATTCTTCTGCTCTCAGATGATATGCGATTGCATTCCGGCATCGCTACTATGGCAAGAGAGCTTGTAATTCAAACAGCACATCATTTCAACTGGGTTAACTTAGGAGGTGCAATGAAGCACCCCGACGAAAAGAAAGGATTTGATCTTTCTGAGGATGTTAACAAGCAGTGTGGTATTGAAGACTCTTATGTAAGGCTTTATGCTACATCTGGCTACGGGACAGCCGAGATTGTCAGAGAGATTATTAAGGCTGAAAAACCTGATGCTATTCTTCATTTTACCGATCCTAGATACTGGACTTGGTTGTACGATATCGAAAGAGAGATTAGACAGCAAATGCCTCTAATGTATCTTAATATTTGGGATGATTATCCTGCACCGCTTTACAACAAAGCTTACTACGAGTGCTGTGATCTCCTGATGGGTATCTCAAAGCAGACTGTTAACATCAACAAGCTTGTATTAGAAGAAGCTACTAACGGAAAGATTATTGAGTACGTACCTCACGGCATTAACGAAGATTATTTCTTTCCAATCACTCCTGAGTATAAAAACTACGATAAGTATTTACAGTTTAAAAAGAATATCTTTGAAGGAAAAGAAATTGAGTTTGTAGTATTCTGGAATTCAAGAAACATTCGCCGCAAGTCACCCGGTGATGTAATTCTAGCTTATAGACAGTTCTGTGATACTATTGGAGAAGAGAAAGCAAAGAAATGCGCTCTCATAATGCATACCCAACCCGTAGACGAAAACGGAACTGACCTATACGCAGTAAGAGATGCGATGTGCGATCCAAACTATGTAAATGTATTCTTCTCTCAAGACAGATTAGGAGCCGAGCAGATGAACTGGCTTTACAATCTGGCTGATGTAACTGCTCTTATCTCTTCTAACGAAGGATGGGGACTTAGCTTGACTGAGTCTATGATGTCAGGTACTATGATCATCGGCAACGTGACCGGTGGTATGCAAGACCAGATGAGATTTGAAGATGAGGATGGCAACTGGTACACTCCTTCATTTGAGATCCCTTCCAATCATATGGGCAGGTACAAGAAGCACGGAGAGTGGGCAGTGCCTGTATTCCCTTCTAACATTTCATTAGTAGGCTCAGTACCGACACCTTACATTCACGATGATAGATGTGACTTCCGAGATGTAGCTCAAGCTATCAAACAGGTGTACGACCTGCCAAAAGAAGAAAGACAGAGACGAGGTCTAGTCGGACATGAATGGGCCCTTTCAGAAGAATCTATGATGTCAGGCAGAAATATGGGCCGTAACCTTATCAAGTATGTAGATCAAACTTTCGAACAGTTTGTTCCTCGTACTAAATATGATATCTTAAAGGTACAGGACCTGCCGAAGAAATACGTTAAACACCCAGTTGTATACTAATGGATAAGATTTCAGTTGTAATTAGTTGCCCGATCGATACCTATAGCGGTTATGGAGCTCGAGCAAGAGACTTAGTAAAAGCTTATACAACATAGGAGTTACTGCAGGGATTGAAACTACTATTTGTGACCCTAGTTGGATTGAAGGTCTTAATAGAATGAACCTTAACCTGGTATCTTCCCAACATGCAAAAGAAACTTTTGAGAGATCTCAATTTAATATTGAAGAAAAAGGACAGGTTAAAGGTCAGATACAGCTGCAGAAGCCTATTGAAGTTCTCTTCGAAGGAGCTGATCTAACTAAATACTTCCCCACTACCTCTAAGTTTGACCTCTCAGCAGTTAAGGAAGAATTTGCTTACCTGTTTGTTGGCCACTGGCTGCAGGGAAACTTCGGACAGGATAGAAAGAATGTTGGATACATGGTTAAAGTCTTCCTAGAAGTCTTTAAGAATAAAAAGAACCAGCCTGCTCTTATTCTAAAAACTCAATCAGCTAATGCTTCGATCCTGGATAGAGATCAGCTACTAAAGAAGATTGACGATATCAGGAAGACTGTTAAAGGTACTTTACCTAACATCTACCTCATTCACGGAGAGATGTCTGATGAAGAGATTAATTATCTCTACAATCATCCTAAAGTAAAAGCGATGGTTAGCTTTACTAAGGGAGAAGGCTTTGGAAGACCTCTGCTAGAGTTCAGTCTAGTAAATAAACCTATCATTGCTTCTAACTGGTCCGGTCATATTGACTTCCTGGATAAGGAATTCTGCTACCTAGTTAATGGAACACTCACTAATGTAGATAAGAGTGCAGTAGTAGAAAAAATGATCTTAAAAGAATCTCAGTGGTTTACTCCTACCGATACTGAAGCGGCTACTGCCCTAAGATTGGTTTATGACAATTATAAAAAGTACGCAGAGCTAGCTAAGAGACAGGGATACAAGTCTCGTACAAACTTTAGCTGGGAGAAGATGGCAGAGCAATTAGATCAAATTCTCTCAAGTAATCTACCTGAGTTTGCTAAGCAAGTTCAACTCAAACTACCTACCTTACAGCTACCTAAAATGAATAAGGTAGAAGAAGGACCAAAACTTAATCTTCCTAAATTAAAAAAGATC